AGCCAACGCAACGGGTGAACTCAATACTGAATTAAAAGATACAAAAGTTGACACTAGCAATCTTGACACAGCGGCAAATGAGTATAAAGATTTAGCTGGTACGCAAGAGCAGGTTGTAACATCATCCAAATCACTTAAAGCGCAGCTGCGTGAATTACAGGCACAACTCGCAGCGACTGACCCCGATTCAGCAAAGTACCGCGAACTTGCACAGGCAGCGGGTGAACTTAAAGATCAAATAGCGGATGCGGCTGAAGCAGTAGGTACACAGGCGGGTGGTGCGTTTGAGCGTGTTAGTGGTTCGCTTGGTTTGGTAACGGGCAGGCTTGCTAATCTTGACTTTGCTGGTGCTGCTGAAGGAGCAAAGTTATTTGCCACAAACATCACAAGCATAAAGTTTGGTGACATTACCAACGGAATCAAATCGCTAGGTACTACACTTGTTTCAGTGGGTAAGGCGTTACTAACCAACCCGATATTCTTAATCGGTGCTGCGCTTGCCATTGCCATTGATTATACTTCCCAATTTATTGCAGGTCTAGATGGCATTAGTGAAGTAGATCAAAAGAATCTTGAGATACAAAAAGAAAAGGCAGCACTAGCAAAGCAGCAATTAGATGCAATTAGTCAACAAGAAGAAACATTAAAGCGTCAAGGATTAAGCGAAAAGCAAATAAGTGACCTTAAGTTAAAAGCACTCGATACTGCCATACTTGAACAGCAGGTAGTCATAGAGACAACAAAGACACAAGCAGCCGCACAGATAGCAGCAGCAGAAAGAAACTTCAACTACCTAAAAGGTTTCCTTGACTTTGTTACGCTTCCACAGAAGAAACTCACTGAGTTCTTTTTTAACTTTTACAACGGCGCGGTTGACTTACTAAATAAACTAGGACTTGGAATTGAGAAGGTTGATGTTGGTAAAATTGTTGCGGGTTTTGATGATGTCACTACTTTCTTGACAAAGAAAATATTTGACCCGGAAGAAACACGAAAGGAAGGTGAAAAAGTAATTCAAGAAAGTGAAGCCACACTGCGTCAATTAACCAACCAACGTGACGGCATTCTTAATGCACAAGACGCTAAAGAAAAGGCAGCAGCACAAAAGGCGGCTGATGATAAAATAAAAGCCGAGCAACAGACTGCTGCGGAATTAGAAAAAATACGTCAGCAAGAATTAGATAATGAACTTAAGCGCATTAATGAACTTGCAGCTGCACGAAAGAAAGCAAATGAAGATAGGATATCGCAGGAAGATGCACAGTTTGCGCTGCGTCAAGAATTGACACTAACTCAACAGCAAAAAGAAATTCAAGATGCTGTAAAGCTTGCCGAAGAAAGATTAAAAATTGCTGGAGATGATGCGACATTGCAGAAGTTAGTTGCCGAAGAACGCGATAAAACAATAACGGAAATTAATGCAAAGTATGCACAGCAACAAGTTGAAGCTACAAAAGCGGCAAATGATGCAGAGGTAAAAAATGCCGAAGAAGCAGAAGCTAAGAAGATTGCAACAAGACAACAAAGCTTTGCAAAAGGACTTGAGTTAGCACAAAGTGCCATTAGCGTATTGCAAGCATTTAGTGATGCTTCAACAAAGAATAGCGAACGCGATGCAAGAAAGAAATTCAAAACTGATAAGGCACTGGCTATTGGTGCTGCAACTGTGCAAACTGCATCGGCGGTAACGGGTGCATTAACGGCGGGTGGTAATCCTATCAAACTTGCCACAGGTGCTCAGTTCTTTGAAGCAGCTGTTGCTGGTGCATTAGGTTTAGCGCAAATTATTAAAATTAAGAACTCGCAGTTTGGTAGTACAGGAGGCAGTGATAGTTCAACAAACACAACTGTACCATCTACTGGCGGCGGCGGTAACGAATCACAACCTGCACAGTTCAACCCATTAGCTTCACAGTTCATACAGAACCAACCTGAGCAAATAACGCCGCGTGCATTCGTCCTTGCGGGTGATGTATCATCACAGCAGGAGGTTCGCGAAAAGGTACAAGACTTGGCACGACTTGGATAATCATTAAAATCGTAACTTTGTAAAATGGAAAAAAGAAAAGTAGTAAAATGCGTAATCGATGAAGAAGGTCGTTTAGGCATAACCGCGATGGGTTTAGTAGATAGCCCCGCAATAGAAGAAAATTGGATTGCATTAAGCAAGATGCAGTTGAGTGCAACAAATGACGAACGCCGTATGCTATACGGTGCTGCACTTATCCCGGATAAAGAGATACTGCGCTATGATGAAAAGGGTGAGCCATACTATGTGTACTTTGAAAAGTCCACAGTGAGTGCTATCGCGCATCAGTTCTTCAAAAAGAATCTGCAACACACCACCAACTTGCAACATGAGATACCAGTGACGGGCGTTACCGTTGTTGAATCCTGGATTAAAGAAGGCAAGTTGGATAAGTCAATGCAGCTCGGACTGTCTGAACTTCCCGATGGTACATGGTTTATCGGTACAAAGGTGGATGAAGATCACGTGTGGAATGATGTGAAGGAAGGCAAGATAAAAGGTTACAGCATTGAAGGTTTCTTTAACGAGGTTGGCGTGGCAATGAGTGGCGTGAAAAATTACGAGGCTGAATTGTTGCTGGAAATAGACCAACTGCTTAGCAATGTAAATCCATCCAAATGAAAATAAACGCGGTTAAGTTCAAGGACAAAAAGTCCTTTGACAAGAACAAAACAAAGGGTAATGTCAAAGCAGTGTTTGATGCTTTTGGCATTGTTGTTTTTGAAGATGAAAAGCCAATCACACCTGATGCCTCAAAGGTATGTCAAGTAAACGAAGTGGACAGGTCACTAGACCAAATCGCATCGGGTCTTGCAATCTGCATTTGCAATGATTTGAAATCAGCCATTGAGTTCTTAAGTCTTAAGCAAGTAAACATCGTTGAAACGTTTGAATCTACCAACACGATGTTTGTTGAGGTTCCTGCATTCAGCGTATTCGATGAGTTCTACGAATCACTCATGCGCAGCAAGTTGTTTATTAGTGTTGAGCCTGATTACATTCAGCCCTTTGAGGCTAATGCAGAAATGTCCATTCCAGCACAATGGCACTTGCAAAACTTTCGCGCATCTGAAGCATGGTCACTTATTCCGGCTAATGCCTATGGTGAAGTTGCTGTATTAGATATTGCATGCGATGTAGATCATGAAGATTTGGTAGGTACTATCAGCAACACGTCTTGGAACTGCGTTTATGATACGGCAGATGTGCGTCCTATAAGCGAATTTGAAAAGCATGGTACACCTTGCAGTGGATTGATTTGCGCAAAGACAGGCAATGACATCGGCGTGAAGTCAATCGGTAACAACAAACTCAAAGTGCAATTTTTGCACATCGGTATGAACTCAAATAGTGGTGGTGGATTCTTTACATCTGATACTATCGTAACGCGAGCTGTAAATAAAGCCATTGCTAATCAGAATTGCCTTGCCATATCAATGAGTTGGGGTGGTAGCAGTACATACACAATGTTTGCTAATGCGCTGACAGCGGCAAAAAATACAGGCCGAGGTGGTAAGGGTATTTGTGTTTTTGCATCTAGTGGCAATAATTACGCAAATAGTGTGAATATATCTCCAGCAAGTTTACCAATGGTGCAAGCGGTTGGTGCATCTGCTCAAAACAATACACGCGCTGCATTTTCTAACTATGGTACCAAACTTTTTGCTGCTGCTCCGGGTGTGGCTGTTCCAACAACGGATAGAACTGCGCCAGCGGGCTACAAGATTGATTCAAACTATACAAATTTCAGCGGAACATCTGCTGCTTGTCCTGTTATGGCTGGTTGTGCTGCTGCTATTTTACTTGCTAATCCTACACTAACGGAAAAACAAGTAAGTGAAATCATTGCAACAACAGCGGTTAAGAGTGGCGGGTATGTGTACGATGCAAATGGTAAGTCACTTGAACTTGGATTTGGTGTTGTTGATTTATACGCTGCAATAGTCAAGGCCACTAGCGGTGAGTTGCCACCACCACCACCACCAAGTGAATTGTATAATCTCTTTGGCACGATTGCCTCACCTGCTTCAACTAATCAAGGCTCGCAAGTAACTGTCAGTTACACTGTGCAATTAGATAAGATTCGCACAGTTGATACTGTTACAGATGTGGCACTAGAATTTGTGCGGCCTGATGGATCGAAGTCAACTTTCTACACTGGTAATGTGACCATTCCCAAGGGTCAAGTATTATTTACCAGTTCACTTCCGTACACCGTCCCAAATAATGTTACAGGTGTAGGCAAGTTCAATGTATATCTTGATGTGCAAGGTGGTCATTTGGAAAGCAACGAAAGCGATAACATGGCTACTACATCAATTACCATTAATGCACCAATACCAGTTGGTAATTTTGATTTAGAAGCTGCATGCACAGGTTACACATGGCTTGCACCTGATCGCGTGCGTATGGGAATACGCATTACAAATCGAGGTGCTTCAACGGTAACTAGTTATAAACTTAAATGGGAGTTCGCTGGTCGCAGTGGCACGTGGGATATTGTGCGCACATTAGCGGTTGGACAAAGTGCATCGACAGGAAATGTGATGTATCCACCATCGGGTACGACTTGGCCTCAAACATTTAAGCTATCAATAGTCAGTGTGAACGGGCAGCCGGATAATAATCCAGCAAATGACATTGCTACTTGTGTAGTTAATGCAATGTGATTATATTAGCGACCTCTCGAAAGAGTTTGGTTTAGTGTAATAAAAGTATTTAGGGTTTAAGCAAAAAAAAGGGAAGCAAACGTGCCTCCCTTTTTTTGTTGTGTTTAACCTGATTAACCTAAAATCGCAAGGCGTATAAATTCCGCAATGCTGGTCTTTTGTTGCTTTGCTGCCTTTGCAATCTTGTTGTACTCTTTTTCATTGACACGCGCACTAATGCGCAAATCTCTTAATGCTGGTTGTGCTTTCATTGGTTTTGATTTTATACGGCTAATGTAGCCACAAATTGACATGCAACAAAATTGCTGTTTTTCTACAATAGCAAAATTACCAACATGTCAGATATCAAAAATCAAATCAAAGCTGTATTTGCAAAATACAACATTGAACCATCTGCACTAGGTATCAAGTTTGAAGATGAATCAGCTGACGCAGCCGAAGCTCCTGCAACGGAAGTAAAGTTTGCCGTAGAAGGCACACTAGCTGACGGCACTAAAATCTACTCAACTGCGGATGAGTGGACAGTAGGCGTTGACATCTACACGCAAGATGCCGAGGGCAATCCGGTTCCAGTACCTGCGGGTGAGTACATCCTTGAAGATGGCGTAACAAAAGTTTACGTAGCACAGGATGGCATCATTTCCGAAATTGAAAAAGAAGAACAGTCAACTGAAATGAGCAGCGAAGATCTCGTTGCTGTAATCGGTCAGTTATCTGAGCGTATCGCTGCGCTTGAAACTGAAAAGACTGAACTCGCTGCGGCGGTTGAGACTGCAAAGAATGAGGCACAAGCTGCAAAGACTGAACTCGCGTCAGTAAAGAAAGCCCCTGCCGTTCCTAGCGTTAAGTCACAAGAATTCAAAAAGTCGAATACAGTTGTTGCTTCAAATGGTAACTCATTTGCTGACTTCATGGACAACATTCGCGCAAAACAAAGTAAATAATTCACCTCATAATTCTATTTAAAAATGCCAACAACAACTTCACTCACCACCACCTATGCAGGTGAATTAGCTGGTGAAATCGTAGCAAAGGCACTGTTGTCAAATGTGTCCGCACAGTACGTGACAATGAAGCCTAACGTACCTTACAAATCAGTAGTACGTAAAATTGATGACACTGTAACATTTGCCGCCGGCACTTGTGATTTCACGCCAACAGGCACAATCACTTTGACTGAGCGCATTTTGACTTTGGAAGAATTCCAAGTTCAACGCCAAATCTGTAAGAAGGATTTCTTCACAGATTGGTCTACTGCTGACGTAATGAGCGGTCGTGTAAATACTCAAATCCAAGATGCTATTATTGGTCGCTTGGTTGGTGGTATTGCTGCCGCTAACGAAACTATTATGTGGTCAGGAGTTAATGCAACTGCTGGTCAGTACGATGGTTTTGAAACTTTGATTAAGGCAGTTGGTTCAGGTGCTGTATCTGCCGGTTCAGGTGCATTGGACTCTACCAACATCATTGCTAACATTTGGGATGTAATCAACACTGCTCCTGCTGCCGTTAAAGGTGCTGCTGAAAAGCCTGCACTTTACATGGGTCAGGCTGCGTGGGAAGCTTACATGCAAGCGCAAATTGCTGATGGCAATGGCTGGTATTTGACAGGTGGTCCTGAGGTATCTAAGCGTTTTGTAGGTATGTACGAAATCTACGTATGTCCGGGTATGACTGCTAACAATATCATCTTCGCACAGCCATCAAACTTGATGCTTGGAACATGGCAGGAAAACCAAATGAACGAGGTGTTCATCTTGGATATGCAGCCTCTTGATGGTTCGCAGAATGTCCGTTACGGCGCACGTTTCTACTTGGGCGCACAGATTGCAGTTGGTGAAGACATCACCTACTGGGGAGCATAATTAATAATCAAGGGGGTGTAACAGCCCCCTTTTAAAACTATATAAACATGGCTTGTGAATTAACCACAGGATTTACACTCGGATGCCTTGAAGGTATCGGAGGTGTCAAAGAGGTTCTGATTGCTAACTACACTCTTGCGAGTGGTGCGGATTTTATGTCTGCTGTAACATATGATGCAGTAACAGGTGAAGTAAACGGTTTACCAACTGCAACCATCTACCGTTATGTGCCATTCCGTAATTCAGGTTCTTACGTTGAAACTGTCAACAAGAATCTTGAAACAGGGACACTTTTCTTTTCACAAGAAGTGGGATGGACTTTCGGTAAGTTGAATCAAGAAATGCGCAACGAGTTCTTGAACGTAGCAAAAGCAAAAATGATTGTATTTGTACGCACGAATGATGATCAAATCTTATTGGTTGGTACAACTGAAGGTTCACAGCTTACTGCTGGTACTGTTCAGTCAGGTGCTGCAAAAGGTGATTTGATGGGTTATCAGGTAACTACTACCGCAGAAAACCTTACACCTGCTGTACACCTTGAGCCATTCACTACTGAACCATTTGACAACTTCGCAGGAATTACAGTAAGCCCAGCTTACTAATCGCGCTTGCTGATTGTTTTTGTGTTTTTCATTGATTAAGAAGGGGGTGGTGTAATAGCTACCCCCTTTTAATATAGACGATATGATATATCTACAAGTCAACAACGATAATCAATTTATATATCTATCACTAGATGAGGCACGGCAGTACTATGCCACGCCATATACTCACTACTTATTCGTGCTAATTCACGAAGAAAATAGCACAACGGGACAGGAACTTGCACAGGTTGCAACGATTGTGAATGAAAATGTGCGCATTACACAGCTGTCAGTTACAACAGTTGGCCTTACATTAGCGGGCAGGTATCGCTATGAAGTGTACGGACAAAATTCATCAAGTAATATAGACCCAAATAATGCCGCTGTTGTTGGCATTGTAGAACGTGGTTATGTAGTCTTAACTGACAACACCACATGGTTTGATGTACCACCTGTAACTATACCAAATGACATCATCTATGAACCATAACGAATCAAATATAGTATCGCTGAAGCTAAGCGAATACGTAGCTAAGTCAGATGCTGAAAGAGTAGACCGCAAAGGGTGGGTAAACTACGGTGCAGATAACGACTTTCCCCAATACTTGCGTGATTTGTCGCACGAATCACCCGTGCATGGTAGTTTGGTTGTTGCCATCGGTGATATGATAGCCGGGAAAGGAATTCAATCTGAGCAATACCAAGCGGAACTTGATGCACTGGACATTGATGCACTAACATACGCATGCGCTCACGATCTAAAGTTGTTTGGTGGTTTTTACATTGAAGTAATTTGGAGCAACGACCGCACAGTGATTAGTAAGTTGAATGCTATTCCATTTGAAGAATGCCGTATTGCAGT